TCTGCATCTGTTGCTCGAACTGTGAAACTAAACAATGTATCTGAAGTAATTCCAGCTGATACAGTTCCTGTTATTGTAGCAGAACCTGAACCAGTATTCAACGATAGACCTGTTGGTAAAGATCCTGATTGCACTGCAAAAGATGTAGCGTTAGTTGCTGTAATTGTAATTGTTGCAATAGTTGTTCCTGCAGCAAACGAACCTAATGATCCTGCTCCAGTTACCCATGCTGGTGCATCAGAAACTGTAAGCACAGCGTTTGTTTGTACCGCATTACCATCTGGATTTTCAATATATAATTTATAAGTTCCATCAACAGGTAAAGTAAACTTAACTGTAATCTGTGATGCTGAGTTAAAAGCTACTTCATCAGCTACAACACTTGCTCCTGTAGAGTTATTGATAGCTGTAACCAAAGGTACAGATACAAAACTACCACCAGCTATAACACAAGTAGTCTGTGTGTTTTCAATTGTTGATGGTGTAATAGATGAAAATGTTGGTCTTGATTCTGTAGCAATAGTTACTGATCCACCAAGCGCTACTGCTTGACCGTTGATTGTAATCTGTCCTGAACCTGGTAAATCAGAATTTGATACAGCTCCTGAAGGAAACGATACTGTATCTCCAGCATCTCCCAAAGTTACTGTTGTCCCTGATCTAGGTGTTATTTTATTTACTTTAACTTCACTCATATTATTTAGCCGTTGTTGGTATACCGTTTGTTCCTACTAATGGATTTTCTGCAAACGCCATGTAGAATAATGTATTACCACTTCCATTTAATTGTGCTGCACTTGATCTAATTTTTACTCCATTAGAAAGAAAATCTATTTCTTCACTAGCATTATTAACTGTTGATTCTGCTGAAGATTGATTTGGAAATAATACATGATACATATGGTTAAACGTGTCTCTTTTGTTATCATAAATTCTCCAATTCTCACTAGCAGCAGTGTTTTTTACGAGAAACCAAGCTGGGCGAAAACCTAAATAAATAAATGTACCATCTGTATTTGCATTTCCTGTGTAACTTCCAAATTTGCTGTAGCCCTTTACTTCTTTAAAAGAGTAAGCTACATAATTTTTTGAATTTACATTAACCCAACTGCCAGCACCACCTAAATTAAATACTGATGCTCCTATACTATAACCAGAAGAAGCATCACTTTTTGTACCATTAGAATTTAATCTTAAATAATCTTCTGAACCATCAATTGCTGTTGTATGGAAATACCATTCGTTACCAGCATCAGTTCTGTCTTTAATTAAAACTATATCTGGAGTTGATAATCCATGTCCAAAACTTGCTGTCTGTCCATTTCCTGTGTAAGTAGCAATACTAAATCCTGCTGTTGTATTTACTGAAACAGTTGAAGTTATAGTTCCATTAGAGTTTGATGAACCTGCAGAGTTACCAGCTTTCCAGTTCCATGAAACTTTATTACCACCATTACTATTAACCCCTGCGTCTGTCCCAACAGTAAAACCATCTGAATCAAAAGAAGTTACACCTTGTGAATAACTTACCTCTGCAGCAGTTCCATTTGAATATAACTCTTTACTAGTGCCTCTGACTTTATCTGTCCAAGTATGTGAATAAGTAGTTCCTCTATCTTTAATCCACACTAAATCAGGATTAAATCCAACACCTGTAACAGCATTAGAACTACCAGTACCAGTAAAAAGTTTACAATTAAAATGTAAACCAGGTTTATTAATTGTAGTGTAAGCCATATTATGTATTTAACCCCTTTGTTGATAACGCAGTATAGCCCGCTGGGACATCGTATTCAAATATTCCGTTTCCTGATGCGTTAGTTCCAGCACTAGCCACTGCTGTTGTTCCGAAATAGCCATTACCAAAATTCCAGTCATAAACAGGATCAGTGCCACTATCATAAGCACTTCCACCAAAACTATAAAACACACCCGTTGCTAAACTATAAGCTGCACCAGTTCCTGTGCTACCAGAAGTTGGATCACCGCTTTCTTGAAACGTTCCGTTTTTAGAAAAATATAATTTATGATTATCTAAATCCATAGCAATACCTATTATATCGTTTGTTGTATAAGTGTTTCCCCATGAGCTTGCGCTATTATTGTATTGTTTATTACCATTTGATAAATATCCGTAACCTGCATCACTTGCACCAAGATAAGAAGTAAAATCTACTTTCTCTGGATTAATAACACCAATCTGAGGATAAGTACCACCTAATGTAGTTACTTTAACTTCTGCATAATATTTTCCAGACAATGCAGATAAACTAGAGTGCACTTGCCTGTGAGCTGATGCTGAAGTATTAGTAAATCTATTATTTAATAAAGTTAAATTATAATCATCATATCTTTGTAGACGATTTAAACATGCAAAAAGATTACTAGGTGTATCTTTAGTTTGTATAATAGTGCCCGATGTTGTTAAATTATTTGTTTGGCCGCTTGAATCTAACCCCATATTTGCTGAGTTATCCATTTTTAAAAAGAAACCATTTGTTCCATAAGTTACTGTTGGAGAAGTTTTTGGTTTCCAAATTCCAGTTGTTGCATCTGTTTCACCAAATGTTGATGGTGTGTATGCTGTGCCATCTGCAAGATGAAAATGCGCAATTGAACCATCAAAATAACTACTACCAGAAGTATAAATACCTATTCTTAAAGCGTTACCACTTTGATTAACATGAGTATTAAGATTTGAAGAGGCTGTTGTATTTGTACTAAATGAAGTTTCTTGTACTCCATTTATATATAGTTTCATTCTATCCTGTGCCGTACCATCTGTTGTAGATGCTCTTAAAAGAATGTGATACCAGGCATTAGGATCTCTAAATTTTCTATTTGTTGTGTATCGCCAGTTATATCCGCTACCATAATCCCACATACCCATGTGGTCATTTGCATCAAAATACATAGCAAAGTTATTATTATTATCACTTCCCTGTGAAAGAAAATATTGTGTGCTTCCTAAAGCACTTCTTTTTAACCACATAGAAAATGTAAAAACTTGTCTATTTCCATTTGAACTTGGTGTTCTTGTTAAACTTGCACTAGCCATTAGCAAAATCCTCCAGCGTTTTGTATACCAGCAGTTGATGTAATTGACAACGCTTGATCTGTAGTTTGACCTTGAGCATCTGTTGCTCTAACAGTAAAATTATATGTGGTTTCACTTGTAATAGTTGGCATTGTTCCTGATATTACTGCTCTATATGTAGATCCACTTGGATTTGTTGTTGATCCAATAGTTATACCAGCAGGTAATGCTCCTGATACAACAGTTGTACTTATTGTTACAGCACTATCTCCTGTAACATCTATGTTTTGTGAATAAGATGAAGCTGATTCTCCGTTAGGTAAACTTGTAGTTGTAAACACAGGTCCATCAGAAACAACTAAATCTGAGCCGCTTCTAGCTGCATTACCGTCTGGATTTGTAACTAAAATTCTAACGTTTTGTCCGTTTGTTAAACCAGCTGTGCCAGTTGTAAAACTTATTGTTGTTGCACTTGTAAATGTAACAGACGTTGCAGATTGAAAAGCACCATTTGCTCTTTGTAATTCTACTTTTGGTATTGATGAAAAATTTTGTCCTGTAATAGTTATTGTGCCACCTACGTCTGCATCTATAACTGTTGGTGTAAAACTAGATATAACAGGTTGTGTTTCAGTTGGTATTGTAGCTGATCCACCTAGATTTACAGCAACACCATTAATTGTAATTTGTTCATTTACTAAAGCAGAATTTGGAATACTATCATTTTGAAATGTTAAACTGTCACCAGCTTCACCAATTTGAACGTTAGTTCCTGACTGTGGTATAATTTTATTAACTTCTAAAGTACTCATTATATAATTACCAAATTACCTGTTACTGTTACAGTTCCTGATACAGTTACTGGCCCTGCTAAAACTCCTGAGTCCATTGTTTGTGTATCAGAAATTGTTGAAGCGTGTGTTGTTACATAAGTTGTTGCTGTCATACTTGCTGACGGTGCACGTTTTGCAGGATAAGTACAAAATACAGTTTTAGTTCCTGCTGTAAAACTCACTTTGTTATCAGAATTTGAAGAGGAGATAACGGTATCTCTAGAAAGTGTATCAGGTGATGCATCTGTTACAGTTCCAATACCGACCTCAAATTCAGAAGTTCCATCATGTGAAATACAGTAGAACGTACTGTTTGTAGTTCCAATACCAGCAACAAAAGTTTCAAAACCTGTTTCAGCTGTAGCTGATAAGTTTATAGTTCCTGTGCCAGTAGACGTACTTGTCTGTTTAACTCTGTCGTTAAGTACAAAAGCCATTTAATTAATCCTTTAATATTACGCGTCGCCTAGTCTAATAATAGCGTTTGATGCATCAGCAGTAGGAAACTGAATAATAAAGTCTCCGTTTGTTGCTGTTTTATTGCCACCAAAATCTAATACCAAAACTAATTCGTTTCCGCCTCCAGTGGATTTATATATTGCAGCTCCTGCAGCAGTTAACGTTACAGATGCAAAAGTTAAATCAGCAAAGTCAACATATGCAGTTGTTGTTCCTGCAATTCCGTTGTTTGTTAGATTGTTTCCACCCGCCGTGTAAGAAGTTCCTGAAGAACTAACTTCACCGTTTCCTGTTCCTGCTAAGTACACCGTTGACGCTGTACTATAAGAACCGATACTAGTATATAAAGCACACTTAAAAGTATTTCCTCCATTACCAGAAGTGTCAAAGTTAAAAGTTCCTTTTAACAAACCTGACTTGAAAGAATTAGGTACTATATTTGCCATACGTTTTTATCTCCTTGTTTATGGTGAAGGTGATTTTAATGGAGTACGAATTACACCTTCTTGATATTCGTCCCGGCGTCTACGACCTTGTTGTTCAATCGCGTACGTTTGTAAAGCCCTTTGATATGACTTCTCATAGTATTGTAGCATATCTGCTGGACCTTTCAAGTATCCATATGCTTCTACCAGAGTAGCATACAAAAGTAAATCTTGATATTTATTACTTAAATAAGTTGTTGTAGTGTTAGATGTACTAATTGAAGATGGCTGTTTTATATATGCCATTGTAATGGCATATGCAGCATTTGGAGTAGGTGATACTACCCAAAAATTAGCATCCCAGTTAGCGTAGTATTTTGGAATTCCTGACTGAACAGAAGGTCTATTATAGTATTCTGCCATGTATGAAGTGTCTTTTTTTTCTAAAAAAGTATGTACGTTTGGAGTTACAGTTGTATCTGTTAATTGTATGTATCTTATTATTCTTAAATCAGATGGTATAGTTACATATCTATTACCAACAGCTAAATTAGATGTAGCATAAAATCTATTATCATCAGAATCTGCATCTCTATAAATTCTGTTTTCAGCATTTTTTGCCATTGTAGTTAGTAATGCGTCAGTTAAAACTGTGCTATCAACTTCAGTGTAATCTCTAACATCATCTTTTAAATTTTGAAAAGTATAACTCATTATCTAATTCCTCTAAACATTGGACTAACAAAAGCGTTTTCTCCACCTCCTGTTATAGTGCCTACTGCATTATAAGGCAAGGTTACAGTAAATCCAGTATTGACTGTTTTTGTAGCTGGCATTGCTCCAGTATTTTCTGTTCTTGTTGTTATAGTTTGAATTTTTAAACTTGGAAAAACATTTACACCAGAACTGTGAGCAGTTGCTGTAGTGCTAGGTGTTGATTGACCTTCAAATTTTGCATTAGTCCCTCTAGTTAAACCAGTTAAATTTTGTCCTCCAGATTTACCAGTGTATTGTATAACTTCTCTTTGAATAACTGGAACATAGTTAGGGTCATCTGCTGCAGGTGTAGTTGAACTCTGTATAAAAAAGAAACCTGCATTTGCACAAAGATTATTACCATCAAAAGTTACAGTTGTAGCTGTAGCAGATAAATTAGCTCCTAAAACTTGAAATAAAGGAAATACATTTGTGCTTAAATTAAAAGATTGTATTGGATCATTACTAGCTCCGTTAAAAAATAAAACTTCATCTCCAACTTTTAAATTATGATTGAGAAGACTAACTGTTAATGTTGGACTACCGTTTGTTATTGAAAAAGGATCTTTTGGTAAAGCAATTGCAACAGGTGGCTCTGTTCTTGCTGGTCTAATATTTCTTAATGCAACACCTTCAGTTCCAATTGGTTTTGGATCTAATTGTGGTTGTTTTGGTTCAAACTCTGAAATATGTACAAATGAGCCATTCCATTCTCTAACCATTTCTTTGTATGGAAATTCCATTCCTGATCTATCTGATATTGCTTTTGCATGTTTACCTGATGAATAAGATGGCATTATGTTCCTGGGTAATAAGTTTTAGGTGTTATGTATGAACTTGAAGAAGATCCATCTTCTTGTAATGCTCTTTGAAATTCATCTTCATAAACTAATTTCATAGCTTGCATCATTTGTGGTGCATACTTCATTGATAAATAATAAGCTAAACCTGATACCATACAAGGTATAAATCTAAATGGTACATCAGTTGCGTTTGTATAATTTCCAACATCATCAATTCTTTTGATGTAATAAAAATGAACATGTTTACCTGCATTAGTTGAATCAGGTGTTGGATAAACATGCATCACGGTTCTATCTATAAATCTTTCAACCCAATATTGATTAGGTGTACCTTTTGATGTTTTGTTTGATAAACCACCGTAAGTTGATCTATCTATTTTTGTCATTGGTGTATCTGATTGATCTGTTGCGCCAATAGTATTAGATCTTAATTGAGCTTCTAAAATATCACTAACACCAAATACATTTTCTGCAGCGTTTGAATTGTTTTTTGTAGTTGCTTGATCACCAGCAGCCGTAGCTTCTGCTGAAGATCTGTATAATTTATACGTGCCTTGACCTTCAACAAGATCAAAATTAGTATCTTTTATTTCCCAATAATGAATACCTCTATTTCCCCATTCTTGAAAAAGAATATTTAAAGATCGTCTTGAAGTTTTTAATTGATAACCGGTTACGTTTTGAATACCTAAACGTTCAAATGCTTCTTCTACTATTTCGTCAATAGTAAAAGTTTGTCCGAATGTTGTAGTTCCGGAAGTAGTGTTAGCCACAGTTTACCTCCTTAACCAGTATAACCTAAAGTGACTGATCCTGTTCCTGATATAGTAGCATGTACGGTATCTTCAAATCTTATTCCTTCACCAGGAACAAAAATATCTAAACCTTCTGTTCCAAAATGTGAAATAAAAAGTAAATCACCAGAATTATCTGCACTGTTTCTTAATTCAAGTTGACCACTAGCGTGACCTTTAGCTTGAATGTAAGTTATTCTACATGGTCCAATATTAGTTGCACCACCAGCAATAGTTTTAACCTGTCCTGTACCTGTTACTCTTGTAAATCTTTGATCTGACATAGTTCTCCTTAAAATTTATGTGTGGGCCGAAGCCCACACTAAATTATTTATTACGCTTCTTTAGCAAATACACCTTGCACATCAACAATAGTCCAATGTGTTGATGAGTTTAAAGATGCACATACTACAAAGTCACCGACTTTTTGTGTAGCTTTTGTATTAATAAGATCTTTGTTATCTGTTAAAGATCCAGCATACAAAATACCATCATTAGCATTTGGGCTAATAGTCATAGCATTAGTTCCATCAGGAGCTGTATTTACGAATGTAAATATTCTTCCGATAGAAATTGCAGGTAAAGTAAAAACCATTCCATCAGTAGATGTAGTAAAAGTTTTACCGGAATCTGCATTCTGCACAGTGTAGTTAGCTTTTTTTTCTTCTAGATTGAATCCAGTTAAACCTGCTTCGTTAAATTTACCTTGCAGAACTGGTCCTCTAAACAATGTTTTTGCCATAGTATTATCCTCCTAGTTTTTTCGAACGCAGTCTCTAGGCCGTCGACTATACTCGTCTACGTTCTGATTAATTGTATAGTGTAAAAACTATACACTAGATTTTAATAGAGTGCAAGAGAGCCTGTAATGTGAATTAAATTTATTCAACGATGTAGCTTTTTTATTAAGTAGCTACTGAAACTTGTGGAGCGGCACCTTCAATAGTGTTTTGCCTGTGGGCAATTGCTGCTTCTTCCAGCTTGATCTTTGTGATGACTTTTTTGACTTTGTCATCAATTCGGACCATTTCAAGAGTGTATCTACCATTAGATAGATGCTCCTGTTCCCACTTCAACTCCAAGGACCTTTTTTGTTTGTATAGGTCTTGTATCATAGATAACTTCCTCATAAGTTATTCTGTTTACTCGGTTGTCGTATGAGTTTCCGAGATATTCCCACTTTATAACATTTTCTCCAAGTTTGTCAAGGATTGATTCTTCTAAGGATTGTGGGTTGTCTTCAGATAGGACTTCAAATCTTCCGTGATAATCGTAGGCCCAAATGTTGACTAAAAATTTTTTCATATCTCACCAGTTTGTTAGTTAATTGTGGCGGAACTATGTCCCGCCACAAAAATTTGATTATTACGCTCCTGGAGATCCGAAGATACCTCTAGGGTCTGATACTCCAAATGAGTATCTTTCTCTAGCTTTGTATCTAACGTTACCAGTTTCGAAATCACCTTCCATTGCAGTTTTCAACGGAGCTCTGTTGAACATTTTCATACCGTTAGGTACGTCTGTCAAGATATAGAACGCGTCTGAATCAGTTAGGTAATTGTTCACTCTGTATCCTTGAGGAACCATTCCCATTGAAACTAATGCGTTAATATCGTTGTCAGCTGTTCCAACTCTGCCTTGAGATTTCATCAATCTCTCAGCTGTGAATTGAAGCTCAGAAGGGATTATCATTTTTAATCCTCTTGCTGCAACTCTAAGACCTCTTTCGTCAGTCATTTTACCGATGTCAATCATCGCTTGTTCTAACGAAGTTTCGTTCAAGTCTGCGCTTGTAGCCAACTCATTCGCAAATGTTCCTGCGATTGTTGGGTGGTTGTGTGCCATTAAAGCTACACCATCACCAGATTTGAAAGTTGTGAAACCGTTTATTAACGGCTCAACAGATTTCACCTGCTTAGCGTTTGACATTGATCTAGCTAAAGCTTTTGTATATCTAGACGCAAGTCTGTCATACAAGTTGTCCTCAATCGCTTCTTCAGTGATTGCGAACGCTAAAGCTACTGTCTCGTGAGTGTATCTCGCAGTAAAAGTTTCTTGTGCATCATCGTATGATACGCCAGCACCTTCTGCTTTTACTTGTGCGTTTGCGAAGCCACTTAACATTACTTCCTCTTCGAAAGCTCTGTCAGATGCTTCTTCAGTATAAATCTCAGCATGCTGATTTTCATACCTTTTGTACTCCAGCCCAAATAGTGCATTTAGGCCTGGTTCTAGTTCTTTAACTAGCTGTGCTCTTGATATTGCCATGTCTATATGCTCCTATTATTGCCAACTTAGGCCGTTAGTTAAGTATTGGTTAAGGTTCTGACAAACTACAACAGTATGATTTGCTACTGATGTATCTTCGTTTTCAGGATCCTCAGCCGATCTTAATAATCGCCATTGGTTAGCGTTGTTTGAGATACCCGCTGTTATTAATTGTTTGTTCGATTGTCCAGAAGTGTGGCTTCCTGTTGGAGCTCCTGCTGTAACACCTACAGTTTTTCCAAAGTTAGCTTGAGCGACTGCGCCGTCAATACCAGCTATGTATAACTGTAAAGGGTTATCGATAACAAATGCAGTGATATCTTCACTATTTGCTGGAGTAATAGGTTGTGCATAGCTATTCGCAAATGTAGGCTTCTCAGTAGTAGCCGCATTATAGAATATACCATTTAGCACACCGATTGATTTATCAGTGATGTTAGCTTCTGCAGTTTTCATGTATCCAACTTTAGACTGAATTACAGTCCCTTGGAACAAGTCAACGTTATAACCAGCATCAATGAAGTATTTGCTTTGACCACCATTTGCAACGTTGCTTCCAACAGTTCCAGTAGGGATAAGACCAAAGCCAACAGTGTTTCTATTTGCCATAGTTATTACTCCTTATGTACCTGCCCCCGAAAGGGCCTCCAGTACGGTTTATTTAAATTCAGTGATTGAAAAAATTATTTTTTCGTACCACCGAAGGTTACACGAGATTGTCTATCAACATTGATAGGCATTCTATTGTCCTGCTCCTTCATAAGATCGTTTTCTACTGCTTCGCTTCGTTCACTATGACGTCTAGCCATGTAATCTTGTCTTTGCTGCGCGATCTCTGTTGGTACCTTCGCAAGTAAAAGGCCACCGACCCCAACTACCCCCTTGTATTTGCCGTCTTCGACAACAGGATAATCGCTTGCGTTTTCAATTTCTTCGGCACGAACTAATTCATAACCTTCTCTTAATCGTCCAGTTATGTTTTTCGTATCTTGAAATCCTACGACTTCAGCTCTTA